ACCCCCGCTCGAAAAATCCCGGATGCGGGCGGTTGATCCCCATCCTGATCGTGCCTGCGGCGCTGGCGGCAGAGCTGGGCGGAATAGCGGCGACAATCATGCCACGCGCAGCGCTGCCAGCAAGTGGGGGGAGCGGCCAAGACGCCCCCTCGCCACCACCGTTCCCCCCACAATCGGCTGTTCCAAGTTCAGCAGCCGATCCATGTGGCCGAACACTTCCACCAGCACATCCCCTTCTGCGCTTTTTGGGTGCACCACGATACCGGTGATGACCCGCCGCAGTGCTGCGATGGCGTCCTGGTCAAATGTCCCATCATGTCGCTGCATGGCCTGGGCCAGATCTTCGATCGCGCGGGTATATGCGGCGGCGGCCTGGGGGTGCAGCTCCACAACGCGATCTGCCTCGCCTGCCAGTGCCAGCTCTGCCTTGGCCCGCTGCGCTGCCGTTTTCGCGGCTAGAACCTGCTCATCTGCCTCTGGCCCCTCGATCAGGCCACGGGCCATCATGTCGATCAGCCGCTGATATTTCGCGGCGGTGTCCTGGGCTGCGCGTTCTATGCGGCCTCTATCCCGGCGGGCGTCTTCGCTGAGCCTGCGCCGCTCGGCCGCATAAGCCCACACGAATTCCTTCAGATACTCCGGCCGCGCCAGCTGCGCCTTGAGCCGATCGAACACAGCCGCCTCGATCTTGTCGAGCCGGTAGCGCGCCTTGTTGCTGCAGCTGCCGCTTTCCGTGGCTGTGGTGCAGCGGATGCGGATCGCCTCTCCGGCGCGGTCATGGATCGCCATGCCGCTACCGCAGATCGGGCAGCTGATGATTCCCGAGAATGGGCGGGCAGGGGCCCGGGTGGCCTGCTTGCGCGAGGCGGCTTTTGATTGCTCGACCCGCCGGGCCTCGGCCGCGGTGAACAGATCGGCGGGCACGATGCGAAGATGTTCGGCGGCCACCTCGTGATGGGCCTCGGCCGGGTTGTCGCGGTTGACGCGGCGGCCTGTGTCAGGATCGCGCACCATGGTCACGCGATTCCAGATGAGGCGGCCATCATACATGGGGTTGCGCAGAATGCCGTATCCGCGCTGCTGGTGGCCATTGATCGTGTTTGCCGCCCATTTCGAGCCGCGCGGCGGCAGAACGCCTTCGGCATTCAAGGCGCAGGCAATGGCGCGCGGACTGTTCCCGGCGACATAGTCGCGGAATATCCTGCGGATCACCTCAGCCTCATGATCAACGATCTCGCGCACGCCTGGCTGCCCGGGCACCGTGCGATAACCGTAGCTAAGGCCGCCGGCATGTCTGCCTTCGCGGATGACGCCCGCGAGGCCGCGGCGGGTCTTGGCCTTCAGCGCATCGAGGAACATGGTGCCCATGAGGCCGCGCAGACCGACCGATACTGCATCTGCCACGCCATCATGCACGGTCTGGATCTCGATCCGGGCAAAGCTCATGCGCTTGTGGATGTGGGCCAGATCTTCCTGATCGCGGCTGAGCCGGTCCAGCGCCTCGACCAGGATCACGTCAAAGGCACGCGCCTTGGCCTGTTCCATCATCTGGGCGAGGCCGTCCCGGCCGAAGATGCTGGCAGAGGTCTTTGCGCGATCCGCAAAGGTGGCAATGACCGTCAGGCCGCACCGCGCGGCGTGATCGCGGCAGAGCGCAATCTGATCGTCAATGGATCGTTCGTCCTGGAGCTCTGACGAATAGCGGGCATAGATGGCTGCTCTGCGGCCTTGCATTCTGATTCTCCGGTCTGGTCGCGCGCATCAGGACGCCCGGCGCGCCGTCTGCGCCAATGCTGGTCATCGCATCGCAGTATGCCTGCGCGGCAAAGCAGCCTGCACGCGCGAGGCGGTCAGCGTCTACCTTCTTGGCGCGGCCACCGGGGGCGCCGCTGAACCAGTGGTCCCAGGTTTCAAGCATGTGCCGGGCAGCCTCGGTCCAGTCGGGCGCGGGGGCATACTCTTTGATCGACGCGAGCACATCGCGCTTGCCGACATGGTTCGGCCTGGAGACAAGACCCTCTTCCTCGGCGCGCTCCATCAGGCGGGCGGCGGCGTTGTAGCCGAGCCCGAGTTTGCGCTGGAGAAATGAGGTGGACGCCTTGCCGGTCAGAACCAAAAGGCCAACCGCTTGCTCATACTTTTCATCGCGCTTGCTGTCTTCGGTGTCATACATGCTGTGCCTCTCTGGCTGGTCATTCTGGCGTTCGGTGCCCGGCCGCGCGGGGCGGCCGGAGGCGGAACGTCAGGCGCTGGCCCGGCCCGCCTTGAACCCGGCCCAACCCGCAGCGCCCGCGAGGGCGAGGGACAGGATCAGATCCAGCGTGGCGGGCAGGATCACCTGCGCGATGATGATCGCGGCGATGATCCCCGTGGCCGTGGTGGTGCGCAGGGCGCCCATCAGGCGAGATACCGCTCGGGCGCGAGGCCCACGGCCTGACCGATGGTTTTCAGCGCGGCCATTTCCTTCGTGCCGATGTCGTCGTCTGCGCTGGCCACGTCGATGCAGATGACCAGCAGCATTTCCAGATCGTCGGCGGTGGATTTGTTGCGGGCCTCTTCGACCTCTTTCCGCAGGGCGAGGCGCCCGGACAGGCCGGATTTGGCGCGCTTGGCCTGCTTGTCGAAAGCGGTTTCAATCTGGGTCGCCGTGAAGGCCTTCGACAGGGTTTCGTGGTTCGTCAGCCGGTCCAGCGCAATCATGGCCTCGTCATCGGACAGGTCGCCATCGGCGGCGCCTACCAGCACGCAGCCCGCGCAGATCGCTTCCAGCAGATCGGTTTTGCCATTGAGGCGGGCCGCGCCGCCGGTCAGTTTTTCTTTGAGTTTTCCGAACATGGTGGTTCCTTTGGGGTTCTGGATTTCCGGGTGCCGCCCGGTGCGGATCAGGCCCCCCTGCAGCGCAGATTGCGGGGTCATGCGCGGGCCTCTGCCGGGGCCGGGATGCCGCAGGGGGATGGGGTCAGGCGGTGGTCACACCACCACCTTGCTCGCTTTGAACGCGATCCGGCTGCGCGCCTGGATCATCACGTCCTCGCCGGTCGCCGGGTTGCGGCCCATGCGTTCGCCGCTCTCCTTGCGGAAGAACTTGCCGAAGCCGGGGATGGTGACCTCATCGCCCGGCCCGAGGTCGTTGATGATGGCGGTGAAGGCCTCGATCACGGCTTTAGTGAATGGCTGGTCCAGGTTGCTTTGGCTGGCAACGGCGCGGATCAGGTCGGTCTTGGTCATGCGTTTGGTCATGGGGTTCTCACTGGGTTATGCGGCTTCTGCGTCGCGGTTGCGGCGCTCGATTTCGGCCATGGCTTCAGCTTCGGCGCGGGCGATTTCTTCGGGGCTGGGGGTGGCGCTTGCGAACGGGTTGTCGCTGTCCTGCTGTTCAGCGGCCTTGTCAGCCTCCCTTGCAATCTCCTGCAGGGCGGGAAGGATGGTCCGCGCAATGGGCCTCGCATCCTTGCCTGCCGGGCTGTTCCACCATTCCGTGAATGCAGCGGTGCCGCGCCGCGCCTCCGCCCGTGCGCCGTCCAGAATTTCCTTCTGGCGTTGCGCGTCGCCTTGGCCTTTGGCCCATTCCGCCATTGCGCGGCCAGTTTCCTCACCCATGGGGCGGCGCGGATCGAGAAGCGCCTTGAACTGGTCTGCGACCTTGATCTGGTGGACAGGGCATCCGGGTGCGCTGGGGTCCAAGATGACCATCGTTGTCATCTCGAACATCAGGTCGCCGTCGGCTGCAGGATCCCACGGCACATCCTTGCGGCGGGTCTTCGTCGGCCTGGCGTTCTCGGCGCGGTCGCCAAACCCCTTCTGCATGACCGGCTTGGCGCGGGTGCAGATAATCAGGTGGCATTTCGCCCGCACGATACGGTCAATCAGGCGCCGGTAGCGCGGCTTGACCTCGGCCCATGCCAGTTGGCTGCGCTTGTCGGCCAGCGCGTCATTGCCGCCGGTCAGCCGGTCCAGCACCGTCGCGTGCAGATCCAAGACGCCGCCGACACCCTCCCATGCGTGCGAGAAGCTGTCGATCACCAGAACCGGCATGCCGGCTACCTCTGCCGCGTCGATCACATCAATCCAGCGCTCGGGGCCGAAGCCGATCATGCCGCCCTTTTCGTCCACGGCCTTCATGTCGAAATGGCACATTTCAGGGAATGTGGCCTTGTAGTGCAGGGCGCGGCGGTTCTCGGTATCGACATAGCCGATGGGCGCGCCCTTCCGGCCCGTCACGACCTCGGCAATGCCGCGCGCCATCAGCAGGGCGGTATAGGTCTTTCCGGTGCCAGAGCCGCCGCTCAGCCCGATGGAAAGCGTGAGAGGGTCGTTCAGGTCGGCAACGGGGATGAAGCGGATGGTCATTCAGCGGCTCCTTGGAATTGTTCGGGGGATTGCCAGCGCGCAGCGGCTTCGATCACATCCTTGCCGGTGCGGCGCTTGTGATCCGCCTCTGCGCTTTCGCGCTCCAGCCAGCGATCATGCGCCCATGCGGGCAGGTCGATCCGGTGGACGCCAAGCGGGTAGCCGGGCCAGTGGCCATCGCGCAGGCAGATGCGCCACATGTCGCGGGCGCGGGCGATCTTCTTCCTGGCCATGAAAAGGCTGTCCTCGCCCAGCTCGATCACGCAAACCTCAAAGGGCGCGGTCTTTTCCTGGAAGATGAACCGGAAGGTGCGATCCTCACCCGTGGCTGCGCGCCAGACCTGCCGGTAATGCTCGGCCTGCACGTCATAGCCGTAATTCAGAACGGCCTTCTGGCAGGCATCCGGGCTGGCGTTCTCGCAGGTCTTGAAATCGTAGATCGGATCGCGGACCGGCAGAGGCACATTGTCCAGCATTGCCCGGCACCAGACCTGATCCATCTGCGCGATGGCGATCATTTCCGAACGCGCCGGATCAAGGTCGATCTGCATCGCTGCCAGCTTCCGCCGCGCGACTTCTCGCATGGCGTGGATCTGATCGACCTCCGCTGCTTTCAGTGGGGTCACGCCGCGCGACCGGCAATCATCAATGAATGCCCTGGCCTCTTTCGATCTGGCAGCTCCATCGGAGCTGAGAAGGTCTGCCGGAATAGCCTCGTAACCGCCACCAGCCCCAAGGATCACCTCGTGCGCGGCCCGGCCGATATCGAACGCCTTGCTGTTTTTAGGCTCCCATGCGGGGTTGAGGCGTGGGCACGCAGTCCATGCGTGGAGTGGGGATTGCGCCAGCATGGTCTTCGCCAGCGTGCTCGACAGGCTCGGCTCTGGACATGGATCGGCGTGGTACCGCTCCGCGCTGATCTGGTGGACGCCCGGGGGCAGGATGGTCTGGTGAAGCATGGTCAGAACCTCACGGTGCAGTGGGGAATGCGACCGGCCACCAGCGCATCGGCAATCGCATCCGGGGTGGCATTCCCGGCCATGGCCGACAGCGCTTCGGAGATCTCGCGCTTCACCCGGTTGCGGATGCGGGCGTTCTCTTCGCGGCGGCGCTGTGCTTCGGCCTCGGCGCGGCGCTCAGCGGCAAGGCGGTCACGCTCGGCCTCTGCTGCAGCATCCAGTTCGCGCTGGTGCTTAATCCGGCGATCCTCGGCTTCTTGCGCCGCGCGCTGTTCCGCCTCTTTGGCGGCCCGCTCCGCAGCCTCGCGGATCGCATCAGCTTCGCGGGCGGCCTTCGCCGCAGCATCTGCCTTTTGTTCTTCAATCAGACGCTCAAGAACCTGCAGACGCAGCCCGTGCAGTTCCGCTGCATGTTCCCCCAGCTGGTCAATCAGCGGCGGGATCTTCTGCTGCAGCTCGTAGATCAGAATGCCGTAGGGTTGCGGCTGGCCGCCGATAAAGCCGGTGCCGACTGTTTCGATGTATGCGCGGGCATTGGATACCCGTTCCGCCAGCTTGGCGGCTGCCTCTTCGGCTTCACGCTGGATGCGCGCCTCTTCGTCGCGC